GACAGAGCAACCCTCGCAGCCATCGCAGAGATCGTCGCCCAGGGAGACAGGAACACAGCCCAGCTCAACGCCTGCATCGACAGCTACGCCAAAGTGATGGAGACAATAAATGTTAAACGCTGAGAAACTTGCCAAGCTGCACATCAGTGCCGATTGGGTTGACCCGCTCAACGAAACCTTTGAGCGCTTTGGTATCGTGACACGCAACCAGCAAGCGGTGTTCATTGGCCAGTGTGGCCATGAGTGTGGCAACTTCAAAGTACTGGAAGAGAACTTGAACTACAAGGCTGCCACGCTAATGAAGCTGTGGCCTAAAAGATTTCCCTCACTGGAGGTGGCCAATGCCTACGCTGGAAACCCTAAGAAAATTGCAAATCAAGTCTATTCTTCTCGCATGGGTAACCGTGACGAAAATAGTGGTGACGGTTATAGGTTTAGGGGTCGTGGTTGTATTCAGCTTACTGGGCACTCTAATTATTTCCACGCTGGTAAGGCACTGGGTGTGGATTTTGTTGCTAACCCTGATCTTGTTGGCACTGCCAAGTACGCTGCTCTTACAGCTGGATGGTTCTGGTCTACACACAACCTCAATTCACCAGCAGAGGCACTTGATCATCCCAAAATAACTCGCATCATAAATGGCGGGAGCATAGGCCTGGAGCAACGTATTAGAGAAACTCAGCAGGCCTTGATGGTGCTAGCCTAGCTAGCTGCTAGCGACTCGGTACGCTTTTGGTAAGCGGCCAAGTGTCTGATGCGCTTGGTTAGATCTATCTTGAGCAGCGTCTGCTTGTTGGCCTCGCGCAGCTGGGTTAGCGCTGCAATACGATCCTGTGCGCTGCGCTTGCCGGCTGTGTAGGTTTTCTCTGCAAGGTTCTCATAGGCATCTTGCCAATCATCTAAGGTGGCGTGCGTGCTGAAGGGCTGCTCCTTGCCTGGCACCATCACAGCAAACCCAACATCTGCAGCTGGTGCCTGCTCTTGAATAACCTCTGGCTCAACTGTGTCTGCCATGGCTGCCTCGATCTGGATGTGATTACTCACAGGCTCACTGGGTGAGCTTGAGATCCGATCCAGCGGGTTACGTGGTGGCGTGATGTCAACAGCTGGCTTGGCCTCATCTGGATAATCTTGTGCCTCCTCCGCTGTGATCAAGCCTTTGAGCACATCAGGGAAGGCGTCGCGCAGTGCAAAGCCGCGAGCTCGCATTTGCATCATGCGCTTGGGGTATGCCTGCCAAGGTCCCTGCTTGCCCCACAGACCAGCGCGCTTGGCGTCCTCAACAGAAAAGCGCACGGTAACTGGGCTACGATTTTTTCGCTTGGCAACGCAGACAGCTACGGGGTTAGGAGTGCCCTCGTCTTCCATGGTTTCTTGCACATCTTCACAGACTGGACTGGCCTGCACCAGCGCGAGTGCAGCATCACCGTAGACCGATGGCTTGCCATTTATGACCGCGATGTTTTGCAACGCCTGCATGGGTGCCAGCCCCATCTCATAGCCCCACTGCACGCACACCAAGATATCCTGGGGCTTGCCTTGGTAGGCCTTGGGCACCATGCTGGAGTTGGCCAGCATCTCTGAGAACTGAATGGCCTCGGTGAGGGTGGCAGGAGCAAAGCCCTTGTTATTTGTCGTTGTTAATTGCATGGATATCTTTCTCGGTTAAGTAGGTTTGCATGGTGGTGAAAATAAGGTTAGTCATTGCATCGACAAAGGCCTCGGCCTCTACCTCGTTGCAATCAGTGATGTTGAGCAGCTCGACCACGGCCTGCTCATAGGCGTGCCGGATCGCTGGCTTATCTGGTAGGTTCACGACTTGGCCTTTCTGTTTGTACTGCTGCATCAATTTTGTCTGCTAACTTTCTCAATTCTGCTGACATCAATTTAAGACCATCAGAAAAAGAACCGTCTTCAGCACAACTGTCTATCTCACCCTCAAGACACTCATACAAACTTGTTTCAAAGACTGGTCCATCTTCATAAAAATGTATATACATAGTCAAAGGATCGGTGACAGCAAGGCCACTATGACCATCATGAGCAGGCTGCCAAGTAATTGGAAAACTTACATAAGTTAAGTCATCATCAATAACACAGCTAAAAACTTCTTTAACTACGTCACGCACTCCTGCATCAATTACAGATGTAAGGTTATCAAGTGATGGCAAATTCCATTCTGAGAAATCTATCTCTCCATATTTGTGTTTCATTTACTCAACTCCTTGATGTTGAGCGTTGATTGGCGCACAGAGTAGGCCTCCTTGGCAGGTGTCACGCGCTCTGCTGCAGCTTTGAAGTTACGCATTGGCCAGCTGATAACGTACTTGCCAGCACGGCCACGCTCTGCGTCGCCTAGTCTGATCTTGATCTGTCTCTCAGACTCCTCGATGGCGTCTTCTACTTCACGCATGGTTGCCTTGCTGGAGAGGATAGCTTGCGCTAGATCAGCTACTGCGCTGTCGAGCTCGATCTCTTCTTTGTTGGCAAACGGGTGGATGCGGTCGAGCTCCTTGCTGGAGGCCGGTGGATACCATTCAATGGCGCCGGTCTCACGGTAGGTCTGCAGCTTGTGCTCAAACTCAAGCACCGCTTTAAGGATGGCTTTTTGTGTGTCGTGGTGTGGTGCAAAGAGGAACACGCGCAGCTCGATGCCCTGATACAACACGCAGACCGCGCCCCACTTGTGGCCGGTCACTAGCATCTGGCCTTGCAGCTGGATGGGGCCACGCGCCAAGTGAGGGGTCTCCTCTGGCAGGGTCTTGGTGAGCTTGGCCTCCAGCACGCCAGCGCCATCGAGCTTGATGGAGTCTTGGCCAACCACGTATATGCCATTGCTTGGATCGTGCATGATCTCTTGGTTGTCGCCGTAGCCGATACCGTCTAGGCTGCAGGAGAGCTTGCAGCTGCTGTGTGTGAATGCCTGGTTAATCTCTACATCAAACTTGGTGAGCCCCAAGCGCTTGGCTGCCTCGGTCAAGATCACAGGCTCCAAGGTATTGCCCCAGCCCATGGCCTCGTTGCCAATGTCGGGGCGCTCTAGCCCTTTGATCGCGTTGATGCTGAACTGCAGCTCATCATTAGGTGTGCTGTAGTTGCTGTAGCCCATGAGGCCGGGTAAGCGCGAGGCGCTCATCTCTTTGTCGTCTGTTAGTTTGCCTGCCATTTATTGCTCCTGTGAAGTGGCTAGTGTGTATACGCGCACAATGCGTGCGTGTGCCTGGGGATGGTTGGCCTCTGTGAAACCAATCATCTTAAATTGTTTGCCTTTGAAAACCGCTCCGAGCACTGAGGGGTGCAAGTTGGCGGGTAGTTGGATGCGCTCGCGCACATCGTTGATGCTGACGCTGCCTTGCTGGCGGCAGACTTCAGCTGCAATAGTTCTGCAGCGCGCCAGGAAGGTGGCATCACGCTGCTCAAACAGGTTGAGCTGGGCGTCGCGGATTACTTGGCCGACGTTGGCTGTCATTAGCATGTGAGCCAGACAACCAGCACGGCCACCAGGCCGAGCCAGTAGATGACTATGTCATAGAGTTGATTACGCAAGTGAGGTCTCCTTTAGGTTAAGACGTTTGAGAAGGTTAGATACTTGGGTTGTGCCCCAAGTAATATTGCCACGGGGCGTGGTCACTGAGCGAGCTTGCAACGCTGCAGCAATATCTCGGATGGTGCGTGCGCCGGTGATGGCGAGAATGTCACGCACGATTGGACCAACGCGCTGGCAGTAGTTGTCAGCATTGGCCTTGATGACTAGAACACCGGCTGCGGAGCCGATCTCTGGTGTGGGGCACCCAAGTACTACACCGCGTGCTTTGGCCGCTTGTAGGGCCTGCTTGGTGCGCTTGGAGATCTCTTCACGCTCATGCTGGGCAACGACTGCGCGCACACCAAACTCTAAGGTGCCAGCGTGCGGCATGTCGGCAGCCACAATGTCAACACCAGCCTTGCGCAGTGTCAAGAGAAAGGCTGCATCGCGGGAGAGGCGGTCGATCTTGGCGATCAGGATGGCAGCACCATGGCGACGGCACTGCTCAAGTGCGAGCTCGAGCTGTGGGCGGTTGTCGATCTTGCC